ATTAGTGGCATCAGTCCGGGCACGAAGATTGAAGCATCGCCTAACACCACCCTCTTGTTACCAAAGGACGCCACAATCGGAAGTCTCGAAATGCGCTCGGATATGGTATCATCGCTCGAAATGGCGACGCGCCTCAAACAGGCTATTCACGAACTGGCGAGGGTGCCGGAAGTGAGCGTCGGCAAAGTCGAGAGCGTCGGGCAATTATCCGGCATCGCGCTTGAAATTTTGTACCAACCGCTACTTGAAAAGACCGAGGCGAAACGCGTCACTTACGGCGAACTTATCGTTGAAACCAACCGGCGACTGCTGGCAATTGACGGTAAGGGTGAGAATAACATTACCACGCTACACTGGCAGCCGTTATTGCCTAAGGACGTTGGCGTGCAGACTAGCGCGGCACTGGCAAAACGACAGCTCGGCGTATCTGGCGACACGCTGATTCAAGAACTTGGCTACAACCCTGATGACGAAAAAGAGAAGCGCGCGGATGAAGTCAAGACGCTCGGTGAAGAACTCATGAACCAGTTTGACCGTGGTTATCAGGTGATTGACTAATGAGCGAGATTGAGCGCGCTTTAGACGAATTCCGGCGACGCATTGACGCATCCGACCGGCGCGCGCGCTCTGATATTGCCCGCGCCTATCACCGCGCTTGGCGTAAGGTTCGCGACCGGCTCGCAAGGCTTGAACGTTATTACCGTGAGGCTAAGGAGCGTGGTGAGACTATCGGCGGCGCGTGGTACTACGAGGCAGGACGCTACCGCGACCTCGAACGACTTATCGCCGAGGAACTTGGGCGACTGGGCTCAACAGCGCGCTCTGTCACTTATCGCGAAATAGACACGCTGGTTGATGAAGCCTTGCGCTACTCTGAGCAGATGCTTGACCTCGTGCTCGCCAACGCGCCTATCGCCATCCCTCGCGCGACGCTCAACACCGAGGCTATCAAAGCTATGCTCGCCTACTCTCAACCCGGTGCGCCGCTTGAAAGGCTATTGCGCTCGATATCGGAGCAGGGCGCGAGAGGGGCGCTTGACGCACTAACCGACGGCATCACGCTAGGTTACAATCCACGCAAAGTTGCCCGCTCGATCCGTGACGCGCTCGACATCACACTAACCCGCGCCTTGACTATTGCAAGAACCGAGAGCATCCGGGCATTGAGGCAAGCGCAAATGGCATCCTACGAAGCTAATAGCGACGTGGTGAAACAATGGCGATGGCAGGCGTCGCTTGACGGCAGGACGTGCCTCGCGTGTCTCGCCATGCACGGCTCATTGCACCCAATCACCGAGAGCATGCAATCTCACGTCAACTGCCGGTGCGTGTCAGTACCGGAAACGGCAAGCTGGGAAGAACTCGGCAGGCTCGTTGGGCAGGACTGGAGCGACCTCGACGCCAAACAGCGTGAAGCCCAAAGAGGCGCGCCTAATCAGGCGAGGCGACTTGACGGCGAGGCATGGTTCAGGACGCTAAGCGAAGACAAGCAGCGCGCGATAATGGGCGACAAGCGCTTCAGGGCATGGCAGGACGGCGCGTTCAAGTTTGCAGACATGGCGACCAGCACGCACTCGCACACATGGGGCGGGGGCATTCGCATCACCTCAATCAAGGACTTGCTGCCGCCAGATTATGAGGACGAAAAAGACTAGCATTTTGAATTTTAGCTAAAATGTGCTATAATAAGGACATAACCAAATAGGCGAGAAATCGCCACACGCTATTTTGCGGAATTGCGCCCGCTCGCAGGACAGAAATGCCCGGTGAGCGGGCGTTTTGCATTTAACCAAAAATTACGTCACGCCGACGGGAAAAAGGCGGAAGAGGAACAGAAATGACCGACGAAGTCAAACAAAACCAAGTTGAAGAACAGACCAGCGAACAGGTGGTAAACGACACCGCGAACACCGGCGGGGCTGAAAAGACCTTCACACAAGACCAAGTCAACAGCATTGTAGCTGAAAGAGCCAGACGCGAAGCAGCAAAGCAACTTGCCAGTCTCGGCGTGTCAAGCTTCGACGAACTAAGCGCAATCGTGCAAAAGAGCCGAGAGCGTGAACAAGCCGAAATGACCGAACTGCAGAAAGCGCAAGCCGCGAATGCGGAGCTGGAAAAGCGACTGGAACAAGCCGCGAATGCACAGAAAGAACTGGCAGTGCAAAGCAGCATTGCCTCACTTAGTGCCAAGCTCGGCATTGTGGACGCTGACGCTGCATATCGATTGCTCGATAAAGGAGCCATCGAATTTGACGCAAACGGCAAGCCGACCAACACCGAAGCGCTGCTCAATGACTTGCTCAAAGCGAAGCCCTATCTGGCAGGCGCTGGCACATCGGCAATGAACCCAGGAAGGGCGCGCAAGTTCAGCAGAGAGGAAATCGAAAAAATGACTCCGGCTGAAATCAACAAGAATTGGGACGCGATTAAGGACTCGCTCGAAAGTGGTCGATAAAGCGTTCCGCTAAAACGAAAGGAATAAAATGACTCTAAACAACTTCATTCCGCAGATTTGGTCTGCGAGATTACTCCAAAACCTGAACGAAGCCCACGTATTTGCCAACTTGGTTAATCGTGATTATGAAGGAGAAATCAAGAACGTCGGCGATACAGTGAAGATCAACGCCATTGGCCGCGTGACCATTGGCAGTTACGTCAAAAATACCAACATCGCGGCAGCCGAAACGCTGACCGACGCTCAAACCACGCTCGTCATCGACAAGGCAAATTATTTCAATTTCCAAATTGATGACGTTGATAAAGCTCAGCAAAAGCCGAAGGTTATGGACGAGGCGATGCGCGAGGCCGCCTATGGACTTTCCCGGGCAGTTGATACTGAACTTGCGAAAATCCACACCTCGACCCCTGCCGGAAACAAGGTCGGTGCTGACGGTTCTTCCGCCAAACCCGGTGGAGTTCTAACCGCTGGTTCTGCCCTGTACGACTACCTCGTCGACTTGAAGGTTATCCTCGACGAGAATAACTGTCCTGATGACGGTCGTCGCTGGGTTGTAGTTCCTGCGTGGGCGCACGGTTACCTGCTCAAAGACTCTCGTTTCGTGAATGCAACCGAAATGGGCAATCAGATTCGAATGAATGGTCTTATCGGCAAGGCGGCTGGTTTGAATGTCTACTTGTCGAATAACGTGACTGACGACGGACAGTCTGCAAAGACCTACCGAATTATCGCCAGCCACCCTGCGGCTGTGTCTTATGCCGAACAGATTTCTGGCGTTGAGGCTTATCGCCCCGAATTGCGTTTTGCCGATGCTGTGAAGGGTCTGCACGTTTGGGGTTATAAGGTGGTTCGCCCTGCTTTGGTCGCAACCCTTTATGCCAAGAATGCGGCAAGTTAGGACGGTGACAAATGGCTAACGCATCGAAAATTACCCTGAATTCTCTGGCAGTTGATACCGCAAAAGATGATTGTGTAGAAAGCGTGCTCGACACCGGAACTGAGGCTGTTACCCTGCCATTGACTGTGACAGGTGACACTCACAATGTTCTTTTGAAGTTCGAGAACAACGCACTTGCGGCTGACAAAATGACTGTCGATATTCTGGCTGGTACTACCCCCCCGGCGTTTCTGGGAAGTCTTGGCAACCTGTCCATTGAACTTTCGAAGAATGACATTGCTTATGTGGTGCTTGATTCTGCACGGTTTATGCATGCGGACGGGAAGATTAAAATTAAGTCAACCCCTGCCACCGGGAAAACCCAAACGCTGAAAATCACAGCATGGGAATTGCCCAAATAAGCTGATCTCGGGGTGGGTAGGGTGCCGTCCTTCATCCTGCCCGCCCCGAATCTCAAAAGGAACAGGAGATTGCGAAATGACCAGAGAAAGCTTAGCCGACCTAATCGCGCTCGTGAGGCAGTACATCGGTGACGGAAGTTCTGATCCGAGAGACTGGACATTCCAGGACGAACAGATTCAAGCACACCTCGACCAGACCAGAGCATATCACGACAACGCGGAGCTCGACCCATTGGGTCAGGCTGGCGACACAAAGTTATTCAGCTCAACTATCAAATTCTGGGACTTGGGTGTGGTAGTACGCGACCCGGCGGACGGCTCACAGCTCGCGCTTGATTACGAGGCGTCAAACCTTATCGCCGGTCATTTCGTGATTACCGACAACGCTCCAGCCGCCGCTTATGTGAGTGGCTGGAGTTACGACCTTTACGCCGTTTGCGCCGACCTTTTAGTCCTTTGGGCTGGACGACTGGAACAGGACATCACCAAGTTTTCAGCCGACGGCTCAAGCTATGAATTTGCCGGCGCTACAAAAGGCAAACTAGCACTCGCTGCCGACTTTCGCGCCAAATCAGACGCGATGTTTAGCCGAGGGCTGGGCGATATCCAAACCGTGACGATGGTGAGAAATGATTAGCGACAAGAACCTAAAGAAAATGCGCGCCACGCAAGAGCTGAACCTACCGGAGACCGCTTATTTGCAAGCCCGAAGCTATATTGATGACGGCATGGGCGGCAAAGTTGAGGGTCCGATGGAGACCATCAAGCAATGCAAGGCGCGACTTGGAGAGCCGAACGGCAAGCTCGAACAGGAGCAGGCCGGACGGATAAACGCGAAAGTGGTGGCGGTTATCACGCTGCCAGCTGACGTGACACTGGACGGCGTTGATGAAATCCAAATCAATGGCAAGCAGTGGAAAGCCCACTGGTCTAACGCCGATAAATCTAACATGACCGCCTTACGCGTGATTGTTAGCGAGGTGAAAAAATAATGAAAACAAATATCCCGTGGGAAGAACTAAGCCCACTTCAAAAACTAATTAGAAGCCGTAAGTTTTGGCTCATGGTGCTGGATGTGGTCATCTCGACCGCAATCTATTTGCTGACGTGGCTCACAAGTCCTGAACTAGCCGAACGCATCATCTGGCTTATCGGCGCATGGCAGCCCGTGATGGTGGCGCTCATTCTGGGCATCGCTCATGAGGACGCCGCCGAAAAGTGTGAACTGCCAGCAATCTACATTGAACCGACTGTGGGCGAAACCGAGGAATAGGTGATGACCGAAACGTGGATTGCAGTACTAAGTCAAATCCCATTCGTTGCCGTTTTCGTTTGGTATTCGCTCGAGGTCGGGAAGCAAGCACGCCAAGCGCAAGACCGCTTCCTGGAAGCCCTCGACAAGCGTGACGACGCTTTTGAGCGACGCACCGAAAAAATGGTAACAGCGATGGACGTTAACAACCGCGCTGTCCTCGACACGCTCGCCCGCATGGAAAATTCCGCTTGCGCTCATGATGCTGCAACGCGTGAAAAGTTGAACGATATCGCAAAGCAAAAGGAAAGCAAGCGCGACTGATGAACGTCAATTACACAATGCGAATCACGTTCGACCGCATGCCGGAGCTGATGGCGAAGATACCGCGTGAAACCGCGCTTATCGTTCAAAAAGCCACGATGGACATCGCAGCACAAACCGTAATGAACGCGCCTGTGGACACTGGCTATCTTGCCAACTCGATTGAAGGCAAGGTTAATAACGCTGGTGGTCAGGTGACATCAAGCGCCGAGTATTGGGCTTACGTCGAGTATGGCACTTACAAAATGGCGGCACAGCCGTTCGTGACACCTGCTGTTGAGGCTGTTGGACCGCAATTTGTTGAGGCGATGCAACGACTACTGGAGAGCTTATGAGCGCAAGAAAGTGGATCAGGGAGCGCATCAAAGCCAGTGCCGAACTCATGGCGCTGGTTGCAGGCGGTGTTTATGACGGCGTTGCGCCGAAAGGCTCACCATACCCAAACATTGACATGACTTGCGTGTCAATGCTGCAGACCGAAAACGCATTCGCTGACCGCCTGCGTGACCGTGAGCTGTGGCGCATCCGCTACATCGACAAGTCAATAAGCGCGGCAAAAGCTGACAGCGCTGGCGAAATCATCCAGAGCCTATTCCACAAAGTGCATGACGAAGCGAACGACATCATCGCCAGCACATTCGAACAATCTCGCCAGTTCACGCAAGTCGAGGACGGCGAGACCTACCAAATTTACATTATCGACATTCGGGTTGAAACCCGATGAAGGAGTAAAAAACATGTCTGAAAAAGCAACCGTTTTTCAAGGCGTACAAATCGGAGTTGAGTCTACTCCGGGCACCGCAGTAGCCGCGAACAAGAAACTCAAATCCGTGTCTATTGTCCCGCAGCCGCGTGCAGAGGGCGACCCGTTCAGGGCGCTGGGCGACAAATACGCCTCGTTCGTGTCCCTGAACAAAGAATATGCTGCCTTTTCCATTGAGGGCAAGCCGACTTACACCGAATTGCCTTATCTGCTCTCGGCGCTCTTGCATTACAGCGCACCGACGCAACAGGGCGAAACGACCGCCTACAAGTGGACGTTCACCTCGAACACCTCAGCTGAGGACAGCGGCAAAACGTTCACTATTGAGCAGGGCGACGTTAACAACGCGTGGCGCGTCGAAGGCGGCAAGATTGCTGGCTTAACTTTCGACTTCAACCGCAACGAGGTCAAGGTTTCTGGCGACGGCATCGCCACCAAGTTTAACGAGAACGTCACTATCACATCCAATCCGACCGCGCTCAATCCCGTGCCGGTATTACCTACCCATGTCAAGCTTTACATGGCTGACACACTCGCGGGGCTGACTGGCGCAACCGCAATGACCCGCGCGTTTTCGATCAGCTACAGCTTGACAAACAAATTCGTGCTGGCATGGCCGCTCGGTCAAGACCCCGTTGCCGTTGAAGGCGCGCCTAACGCTGATTCAAAAATCCGCATGGCAACCAACGCTGATGGCATGGCAATCTTTAGCGCGCTTAGAACCTCAAAGACCAAGTGGTTCCGCATTGTTGCCGAGGGTGAAACCATCCAAACCCCCTACAAGCACAAGCTATCCATCACGTTCCCTGCGCAAGTGAGCGGACTGGGCGACTTCGCTGACCACGAGAACGTTTACACCATCGAAGCCGGCTTGACCCCAATCCATGACGCGGACGAGACTTGGGGCAAATCCGTTGAGATTGAACTCATCACCGACCTGAAGCAACTTTAGGCGAAAAAGAAAGGACTGGAAATGAAAGTATCGGACTTAAGAAACGACACCAAGAAACTGGTTATCAAATGGCAAGGCGTGAGCGCTGAATTCGACATCGAGGTTGAATATCGCTGGCGCGCTATCCCATTCGGCTTTTTCTCGGGAATAGCCGAAGCCGACAGCGAGGAGCGAAGCTTTGCTTATCTGAAAGAAGTTTTGGTCTCATGGGACTTAGAGGATGATGACGGAAAGGTCATTCCAATTGAGGTTGAGGCAGTCAAGAAGGCGCTTGTGCCGGAGTGGCTGCTTAGCGAAATCGTGACCGCCATCCGAACGGACATGTTCCAGGACAACGACACAAAAAACGACTAGTGGGCTACCTTGTAGCCCCTGACCTTTATCCCCACCCGGGGAATGACTTAGTGGAAATGGCGAACCTGTTCTGGGTTGCAAAAGAGGCGGGGGTGCCCGCGTGGGAGCTCGCACAGCAGCCGCCAATCTACTACGAAATGTATAAACTAATTGCTGAAGTGGAAGCCGAACAGCAAAAGGAGCGCTTAAAACGTCATGGCTAAAGTATCGCAAATCATGGTCGAAATCGCCGCTATGGGCGCCGCACAAGCCGTTGCGGAAATCCAAAAGACGCAAAAGGCACAAGAAGCAGCCGCTAGAAAAGCCGCAGCTGAAGCCAAAAAAGCCGCTGAAGCGCAACGCTCATCTTTCAGCAAGCTCGGCGACAGCCTGACGCAACTTGGCGGGAGCTTTGGCAGTCTCGGCGGCTCAATCGGGCAAGCTGGCCAGATTCTAAGTGGTCTGGGCTCAAAAATGTCCGCGTTAGGCGACATATCAGAAGCAGCTGGAGCAAGCGGCGCTGGCGCTATGGCTGGCATCGCGAAATTTGCCGTTCCTGCCGCAGTCGCCGTTGGTGGCGTTGTTCTGGCCTACAAAACGCTTGAAAAGGCGTCCGAGCTCGCCCGCGCTGGTGCTGAAGTCGACTACCTCAAAACTAAATTCGACAACCTTGCCGCGTCCATCGGAACGACCGGCAAGGCGCTGCTTACCGACCTTAAAAGCGCTACACGTGGCACAGTTGCCGACATGGACTTAGTCGCCGGTGCCGTGGAGTTGATGAGTTTGAAACTCGTCAAATCGCATGACGAAGCCGTCCGGCTGACATCCGTTGCTGGCGCTCTAGGCTGGAACTTGAACCAATTATCCCTTGTTATCACCAATCAATCTACCATGCGGCTCGACCAACTCGGGCTATCTATTGAAGCTGTCGTGCCTCGCTTCAACGAACTGAAAGAAGCCGGTTTGGAAGCGCAAGAAGCAATGGCAATGGCAGTCGTTGAAGCTGGCGAAGCCAAACAGGCGCTTGAAGGTCATCTCGCCGACAGCATGAAAGGCGTATGGGCACAGCTTGACGCCACGAAAAAGAACATCAAGGACATGTTCGCCGAAATCATGGCTTGGGACATGCGTGGCTTGGGTGAGGCTCAACAGGGCATTTACTCTGGACTAGAAAGTCATTTTGCGGATAGGCTCACCGAAATTCAAGCAGAAAAACGCTTGATTGAACTACTGCGCACCGGCTTTTATGCCGACGCTGAAAGCCAAAAGAAATTCACGGACTACGTCAATCGTGCTATGTCTGAGCGAACAGTAGGCTGGGCTGACAGAACAGCCGAGGAAATCCGCGACCTGCTGAAAACGCCTGACGCGCGCCGGCTTGGCATCACAGATGCGGTGACGTCCTATTTTGACGAAAACAGCGCCATGACCGCCGCCTATGACAGCATGCTACAGAGGCATCAAGCCATTACCTCGCGCTGGCAATCCAGTATGCCGACATTCGCTCAGGGCATAGACGGTTACGTTCAGATGACGAAAGCCATC